AACTGAAAAGAGAAACGCTGGAAAAATTCAGCAATACTGTATACAAACCTTCAGAAATGTTAACAGATAAAGAGTTAATAAAACTTTTACAATCTGTTGGTTTTGAAGGAAGCGCCCTTAAAATGGCGTGGGCCATTGCCAAAGCGGAGTCCAATGGACGCCCTATGGCATACAATGGCAACAGGAATACTGGAGACAGTTCCTACGGAATTTTTCAGATCAATATGCTGGGAACTCTTGGCACAGATCGTAAAGAGAAATTCGAATTGAGATCAAATGTACTATTATTTGATCCAGTCATAAACGCAGAGATAACGTATTATATGACTCAAGGCGGAAAGAATTGGTCATCATGGCCAAATTCTATACCAAAAGCAAAGAAATTGATTACTCAATTTCCAAAGTAGTTAGGAGATAAATATTAAGATACAGATAGTGTCTAAATATTTAACTCTCGCAAGAGAGGGTCTTGTTCCACAGATGGATTGCCCACTGGACCAAGGCCTTCTTTTTGCAAATGAGGACGGGGAAGAACAAATATTTGTATACTGCCTTTCCTGTGACTATAAAAAATATATTGGAATTCACCTTTATAAAAATATGGAAGGTTTAATAAATGGAAAGTAAGTTTAATAAAGATTTAGTTCTAAATTTGTCTATGGTAATTCCATGTGTTCATATACCTAGAAGCTTTATTGCTGAAAAAGCAATTAATTATTTTGTTACATATTTAGAAAAGGCAAAATCTGAAGGCAAGACAATAGAAGAAATTTTGACTGACATAAATGCAGTAGAACAAAACAATGGATGAGCCACAAAATTTAGAAGATAACCTGCCTATGGTTAATTATATTATGCTTCATAGAATATACGATGTTTTAATGCTAGTAGCTAATTCTTTAGCAAAAGATGAAGACTCTAGACTTCAAATATCCAAAATGGTAGAATATCACAAAGAAGGATTTTTGCTGGGACCCTCCCCAGCATTTAGAGCGGAAGAGGATAAGAATGACTAGAGACGAAGTTGTAGCAATTATGACTGAAACCTTTAATGAAAGTAATAAGGGTATGGCGTTACAAGCTGGCATGTCTGAAGAAGAAGTTGCTAAGCTTATTGACCAAAGTACTCCTTCAATTAATTTTTCTTTAGGTTTAGTTTATGATGCTTTAGTTCAAAAAGATATTATAAAACAATAAAAAGTGGTATAATTATTATATGCCAAGAAACTTTGCCAAAAGAATTTATGGGCCATACTTTCCATATAATCATGGCTCAAAGCACCAGCCTGGTGAAAATGGCAAGCAGGACCTAGAGTCTAAGATAGAGCTAGCCTGGTTTAAATTAATATCTGTATTTAAAAAGAAGTAGCACGGGTCGAGCAAGTCTCCCCTTGTTATAGAATATCCCAATCGGATCCGCCTCTGATTGGGATATTTGCTATAATAGTCAATATCACTTAAGGAGGATATGCATATGTCAGAAAATTATTTTCAAGATACCGACAATAAGGAATTACAGTCTAAGTATATGATAAGTCTTGTAGAAGGCCTTGTTGAAGAAAAAGGACTTGTCGTAAGCCCTGAAGAAAAAAATGAAGTTGGTATTAAGCTTAGCATGGAGTGGGAAGAAGGAAAGACTGACTTAGATAAGTCTGATATTCTTTTTGAAAAATTTGGAACAGAAGAGGAAAAAGCAGCTTACGCAGCTTGGAAGACAGAAAAAGCCAACAAGGGATAATAAATGACATTCTTGAAAAAAGAATTAGTCGAAGCTGGATTTAATCCATCCGAGCCAGTTGAAGGCATACTGGTAGTAGAAAATTTTATATCCGAACAAGAACTCGAACAGTTTTGGGATATCATAAATACAACACCAGAAGATGATTGGTATATACATTACAGAAACCAGCTTAAAACTTTTTGCATGGAAAAGTTTGGTAGAGACGATGTAGAAAATCTTGTAAAAGAAGGAAAATATGAAATCACACAAGGGTGGGATGACAAAAATCTTCATATAAGCAAGTACAAGATATCTATGGTTGTTACAGAAAGATTATTAAACTTAGTTAAAAAAGTAAATCCAGAACTACATCTGTCATTTGGAATATTTCAAAGAATGCAAGAAGGAGTGGAGTTAAAAGCTCACACAGATCAACATACTGACCCAAGCATATTTTTTGCAGCCGTTTTATACTTAAATGACGATTATGTTGACGGAGAAGTTTTTTGGCCAAATAAGAACTTATCGTTAAGGCCTAAGCCTGGAACCTTAATAATGTTCCCTGGAACAGATGAATACAATCATGGAGTTAAGCATGTAGGTAAAGGCCCAATTAGATATGTTATGCCAGCATTTATAAAAGAAGTTGGCTTTTACGAAAGAAATAAATACTAAGGATTTTCTTTCATGTATCTAGCAGTAAAATAAATAAGATTTTCTCTTTCCTTTTCAGAATAAGAGTTAAACAAAACTTCTTTAATTCCATCAGATTCTAGTTTTTTTATGAAAACACCAAAGTCTTCGTAAGTAAAATATTCTGTGTCTGCGGTAAATCTTTCTCTATCTAAATATTCAGTTCCGTAATAACTTCTTCGTGAAATATTTTGCGGAAATTCAGAGTCTATTTCATCTTGTGTATTTCTAATTATTGGAGATACGGCTAGCATAATCTTTTTACCCCGAATATCTAACTTTTGCCCTGGGACAACTTGCCCATCATCTTTTCTAAAATCAAAGTAACCTTTTTTATAGTCACGATATGGAAGTATTATTTTATTATTGTGAGATGCAGCTGCATTAAACGCATACGGGTTGGTACAAGAGACATAAAAATCTAATTTTGTATCCATCAGGTTAAGGACATCTAAATACTCTATCATATAATTGACTCTGTCCTTCACAGAGGACCGATCATTGACTTCCCCTAGTATTCCCCCGAAATCTACCTCATCGGGCTTTATATGGCCAGCTATGAGGTTTATCTGTAATCTTTCAGGAGCTATCTTATCCATACTATGGGCTATCATAGATAAATATTGAGGTGAGATTGTATGTGGACGAATAGCGATCAAGTACTTTATCTTTTTTGACTTATCCATGTTGTCGACCATCCAAGTAAACACGTCGCCCTGGTGTGGAACATAAGTAAATAGAACACCTTTAAATCCTAAATCATCTAAATTAGTCATTTGATTTTTATCATGTAAGCTACCACCGAAATAATAAAATATCATATATAGATCCTAATAAGTGAAAAAAGTGCGGCGGCGGAAGTGAGCCGAAAATTAGAAGAACTCATCATTCCATTTAATCTCTGGGCCAAATATATATTCTTGAGGAGTCCATGATCCCATATCAATCTTGGCCACATATATCATCAATGTTGTTGTATTTACGTAATACACTAATATCACCATTTCCCCAAGGGACATGTGGCATCTTTTAATTTAGCCTTCAAAGGCATAATACAGCCACATTCCTTGCATTGTTGTGTTAATTGTATCAAACTAGGACATGTATCGCAAATGTCGAGTCTATATGTGTATAGTTCTTCTTCTGATCTTTTTTTATTTGGATTGAATAGGTCCCAAGGTTTTACCATTATTCCCGCCTTTTTCTTTACTATATATAGTATATATTATATAGTGATATCTGGGGATATTAGATTTTAGGAAAGCCCCCCTTTCCCCCCAATTGTAAAAATTACAAAAGAGAGATAAGGAGGTTTATTTGTAGCTACATCTGGTACATATTGAGTTTCAGTGTAAGCCCCCCACAAACCGATCTAAAGTATAGCATTGTAAAAATACTGATGTCAATAGTTATTTTAGTCGACTATATTTTAGTGTACTGCATATTTAAATATAATTCATAACAATCTTTTAAAGTTTTATCGTCGAAATTTTTTATGTATTCTTCTATTGCCAATCTTGCTTCTGTTTTTTCTCTTGGCATATGTCCATCATGAGAACTCATTAAATTTTCTGCTCTTACAGGACCAGGTTGATTAAACATTTCTTTTTCTATCTGATCATAGATATCTTCAAAGGAATTATTTATTGGTAATAGCTCTAAATCAAAAAATTTTGCTATCTTTTTTAATTCAGCTATAGGATCTTGTATATAGGTTTCAAAGTGACCTACATAGATGTTGTCAAAATTTTCTTTTGCTTTTTCAATGTAGTGTATGTATTCTTTTGCTGCAGATATTATATCGTTATTTATTCCCGCCGAATTCGAGTATGTTGGTAGCTCTACATTAGAATCAACTCTTCTTTTCACAACCAGAGAAGGGATGCAGTCATATGGATTTCTAAAAAATACAACTTGTTTCTTTGTTTTATCTGAATATAGCTCAGGGTTATGATTTGTTGTAGTAGGGAAATTTATCATTTTACCAGCCAAAAAGGATGAGAACACATTAGCTGATCTATAGTATGAATTAAATATTAATGGATCTGTCATGTATTTATTATACCACCGCCATATATTCTAGTCGACTACAATTTAGATTTCTAAAAATGTTAATATAGATTTTTTATGTATGATGCACTACTTAGCGAAATCGGACATTTTGGATAGTGCGCCCATTATTGTGATGTATCTCACTAATGTTTCATGTGAAACATATCACAATGTCCGAATTGTTCGCATTTTAGAGTTGCTATTTGTCAGTGCCCTGTGTTAGTATTTTATTATTAGATAAATGAAAGGACAATACATGTCACTAGAAATGTTTCGCATGAATAACGAGGGTGCTGGCTGGGTATCCATAGACGAGGCGACTACCTCAGAACTACTAGACCTAGAACTAGCGATAGTCACTAACGCACCTGTTCAGATGTTGTGTTTCAAGTGTCACACACCTATCCCTAGAGGTAATGTATGCGCTACCCATAAGGGTGTTAGGGGTGCTGTCTACTTCGACTAATGTGAGGCAACTCACACGCAACACACGGCGTGTCGTCTTGATAATGTCAGTCACCCATGATAGTATTCCATTATTAGAAACTAAAGAAAGGACATAAAATATGTCAAACTTATACTCAGTAGAATCTCTCCTAATCGGTAAGGCTTATCGTAGCCAATCTCTAGAAGGTATCATTCAAGATGCCGAGCCTTATGACAAGGCTTACTATGCTAACGCTGACGCGTATCGTGTGCGTGTTCGCCCTACTAACAGGCTAACAGATACCTATCGTATCGTAGCCGTAGCGCATGTGAGTTAAATCACATACGCCTAACGGCGTGTCGCCTTGATAATGTCGGTCATAGGTGATAGTCTTACAGACATAACAATTAAATAAGGGTATGAGCCTAGCAAATAAACCGCCTAGCGGGTGAGCCTAGCAAATAAGACCCACTAACTAACTAAACGAATAGGAAATAAAGAAAATGGATAGATACTTACTAATAGAACTAGGCTCTGACGGAATAGCCTTTGAAACCGCTCAATTTGATTTCTACGCATCATGGCTAGGAATTGGAATTGCTATCGTGTCAGTGGTAGCGTATAAGGTATGGAAGAACAGAAAGTAAAGGAAATAAAAATGTATTCATTCGATAACACAGATAACTCATACAAGTATGAAAGTATTCAACACGGATATGAAATTGAATACTATGATGAAGTAGAGGCAGACCCTATTGAAGTATCACTAGAGGAAATGCTAGAATTAGAAGATGAAATTGAATTGGAAGAATTGGCAGAGGCGATATAAAATGAAATGCTCTTTATGCTATGGTAGAAAGGTCATCTATGTAGGTGATCGTCATGAATATACAATAGAACCATGTGAGAGGTGTGCTAAGTGATACACCTTATCCATGCCGCCGCCCTGCTAGCCCTATGCGTAGGCTTAGGCTTCTGTGTGGCATATATCACACTAACCTAACGGCGTGTCGGCTTGACAAAAGCTGCGCCCGCCCGTAACGAGTGTGCGGGCGATTTGTCTTTTATGTCCGATTTTAAAAAACCCTGGAAATTTGCGACACGCCCGAGATTTTGTGATATTTCCCACACCGCTGAGCGTCTCAAAATATGGAATTACTCGCTAGTAAGTAGAAAAATGTCAGTGGGTTTTGGTAAAATTACGGAGTAACAAAATGAAAGGAAAACTAAATGATAAAAAAATACTCTACTGAAAACATTCTCGAGGGAACTTATTATCGTTCCACTAATCGCTATCCGCAAGACGGACTAATTACTTACGCAACAAAACGCCCAGAAATTTGGGTTGGCGAAAACGCCGAAGCGTATGCCGTAAAGGTTCGCCCTATCTATAATCCTTCTGACCCTAAAACATGGGGTAAAGATTTTTGGGCTACTATTGCGGTCAGCCATTCCGACTAAATGTCGGTGGCTTCCGCTATAATCTAACTAAATAAAATACGAAAGGAAAACTAAATGAAAACTTCAATGTCGCTTAGAGAAATCGAGGAATTAGGTTTCTCACTTCAAGAAAATATCTGCGTATTCTGCTCAGAAACTATGAGTAAAGAAACCCGAATTTGTTTCGGTTGCGGAGAATATAAAGGTGTCGTAAATATTGTTGAAGCCGTTGGCTACTATGGAAAGGAAATTCTACCTCTATGAAACTAGATGAATTCAAGGCGTATGTGATCGCCCAGCGTTTGGCAGAAACTAAAGAAAAACGCTCTAATAACCTAGCCGCTATTTTGTCGGTGGCTAATGCTACAATTACCGAAACACAACGAAAGGAAAACTAAAATGAAAGTAATAAAAACTCTATCTTTTGACTGCGACACTTGCTACGGCAAGGGTTGGCTATTCTATGGCGGAAACGAGGATTATAATATTGAACCTTGCGACTGTAATCCTACTTCTGATTTTGACGGCTCTCTATTTGTAAAGGAAAATGACTAATGAAAAAAAATGTTCTAATCTCGTTTATTACTGAGGCGGAAACCGATTTAGAAGCGGTTTTTGCTCTCAATAAAATTCTCTACCAATTGCCTGATAGCGATTTGGTCAAGTTTGATGTTTTTGATGTTGTGGAGTGTGATTTAGTAAAATGATGACTCGCAAAGATTATATCGCTACCGCAGAAATTCTGCGGTATGTTTCAGATAAAACTCACCCTGCTGTATTTTCTAAAATGGTAAATGATTTCGCAGAAATGTTTGCGAAAGATAATGACAGATTTGATGTTGTGAAATTTCACAAAGCCAGCAATTACAAAATTCCAAATTTCAGTAGTTAGGAAATAAAAATGAAATTACAAAATAAAGAAAGAATAAAAAAAGTTTTGGAAATTCGCCGCAGTAATGCGGCGACTCCAATTCCTAGTAAAAAAACTTATTCACGAAAACGAAAACATAAAAAAACCGCAGTCGGTAAAATTATGAATTGGGACTGAGCGCCCGCCCGCAAGAGCTGTGGGGGCGCAGATCGCTTTACGTCAAGTTCAAAACACCCTTGAAATTTGTGAGATTCATCACAAAAATAATTTGCGACACGCCGATACTCAAATAGAAATTGTCAGTAGTTTAGTTTATAATAGCGACATAACCAAACGAAAGGAAAATAATGCTAAATACAGATAACTGGGCTTCATTCCCATTCTCCGTAAATGGAGTCAATTTTGTATCTAAGATAGATACTAATGGCTCATTCTATCCTACTTTATCAAAGATGCCAACAGCAATGGTGGATATGATAAATACTCAGGCTATTACCGAATTAGTAGGCGACCCTACTCTCATGACCACCGCCGAATTGCAAGCGGAATTGGATACTATCAACGCAGGCGCTTCGCAGGCGCTTCTCTGCCTAGCCTAAAAATGTCGGTGGGCTAGGCTATAATCTAGCCCACTAACAACAACGAAAGGAAACAAATGTTATCAACCGCAACCGCTCTTATTGAGGCAGTAGGCGACTCTATTATGGAAGATGAAGTAATAAATGTTGCTCGCATTATTACACAACAGCGCAACGAAATGTCTGAAGATGATTTCGCTAAGGCTATTTATTTTTATTCAGGTATGCTTGCTTCTGCTACCGCAGATAAAGTTACCAAAGTATTACTAAGCAAAGATGACTTACAGGCTCTTGCCGATACTATTGACGAAATGGAAATTATGAGAAATGAGGTATTAGAAAATGGGGAGTAATTTTGCTAATGATTTAGCGGACTATGATTTAGGATTAGACCTATCTACCGCTATTGGTATTCACTTATCCGCTAATCATTATCCACCCGTTCCCGCTTCTATGGTAACTCCGTGTATTGAGGCACTAGAGGCTTATTGGGAAGATGAAACAGATCGAGAGATAAAAATGCCCGAAGGCGTATCTTATAAAGGATTAGATACAGCACCCGCTTGGGCAGTTATTGAACAGCACCACCTAGAGGCGTGGCTATAAATGTCGGTGGGCTATGGTAAGATAGCCCACCAAACAATGAAAGGAAATAAATGAGCAATACACTAACAGTAGGTCAAACCTACACAACCACTCAAAGTGGTATCACAGGCGTAATCAAGAAAATTGACAAGCACCCTTCTGGTGTAAGTCGTATTCTGCTTGATGTTAGCGGTAAAGACCGCTGGACTAGCGCAAAGTAATCTAATAGGGGCGCACCGATAATGTCGGTGCGCTCTGCTATAATTCCAACAACTAACTAACGAAAGGAAAACAAATGGCTAGAAATGGAAAATCCATAAATGTCAAGATTGCTACAAGCAAAGTAATCAAGGCACTTGAAAACAAGTTGGCGCAAATCCAAAAGGATAAGGCTAACCAAAAAACCAATGAGGAGAAGTTCTCAAAGGCGCAAGAAAAGTATAACAAGGAGATTGCTAAGTTAGCACTTGATAAAATTGCTAAAGCAACAGACTTGTCTGCTCATACTCGCTACAATGGCGACATAAATGTATCTTTCACACTACCAAAGGGAATAATTGACCTTCCTGCTGAACCTGAAAAGGATTTTGACACTTACCATGAGTGGCAATACAAAGAAATGGTAGATGAAATTGAGAACGCAATTCGTATTCTCAAGATGACAGATGAGGAAACAGTAAGCACCTCAACTTACAATTCTATCGCTCGTTATCTCTAATAAATTAGGGGGCTAGACAAAATCTAGCCCCTTATGTTAGAATACTCTAGCGGAAAAGAACCCTCACCTGAGTATGTGAAGTGCTAAACTGCTCAACTAATATCCCTACTAACAGAAAGTAAGTAAATGAAAAATCGTTTTCGTGTTGAAATCTATGATGCGAATAAACTAAATGACCTAACTATTTATTCCGAACAAGGAATAGATAAAGATTACTTGACCGAAATTGTTTTTAGTAATCTGTCAAGGTTTTCTGGTAATGTAAAAGCGTATGTATATGATGAAATAAAGAAAAAGAAAACTGTCGCTTTGTTTTTACCTGAGCAAACTGTAAATAAATATAAACCTAAGCAATTGACTAGAATTGAATTAGGTTTGATCTAAAAGCTTGGGGCGGGTTTGAACTGTGTAATCATCTAGATTCCCGCCCCGCCAAGTTTTTGGCCCGCAAAAGAGTGGGGGCCAAATGTGATTTAAGACACACACGGCGTGTCGCTGGAAATTTGTCAGTCTAATCTGTTATACTATCGGCATAACGAAAGGATAACTATGAACACTGTTTATTGCGATTTTTATGAGATTTGTGGCACTGCTACCTATGTCAATGATAAGGATTTAGAGTTTTATAATGACGGCTACAAATGTGCCGAATGTTTTGATCAAATGGATATGGACTTCCTATCTCTTGTCGGTTGGGAGTGATATAATGCCTGCTATGTTGAAACGCTCTAAAGATAGGAAAGTGGCTAATGCGGTATCCCCTAATGGAAAGACCCCCACGATTGCGAACACTTTTGGCCTGCCTGCTGGTAAGCAGTATTCTTGCCCTGGTGCTACTAGTATTTGCGAAAGTGTCTGCTATGCTGGCAAATTAGAAAAAGTATATAAGGGAGTAAAGGCTGTGCTATTGCATAACTGGGAGCTCCTACGCAATGCAGATATTGAAACAATGGTCTCTCTTCTAGATGAGATGATTGTCGAATTCAAGGCGGAATGCGATAAGCGTTCTGCAGATAAACTATTCCGTATTCACTGGGATGGGGATTTCTTCTCCGATACCTATACCTATGCATGGAAGACTGTTATCAATAAACACCCTGATGTTCAATT